CATTTTTACAGGACAGTTAAAGTCCACCAACCTCAAATGAGATAAGGAATCAAGAATGGGATAACATTTAAGTTAGAGCCACACTCCAAGATTGTACCACTCACTAACCAAGATCCGCTTTACGGCGGTCTTTGTTACGTCCTTGAGATAAGTAGTATTTCCCATACTTAGCTCAGATCCACCTCTCAGTCTCTCCAGAAGGAGAGCCCTGTCGTCGGAGTACTTAGGAACGGGGAGCGTGATCAAAGCGAGGGGTTTGAAACCCTCAATCTGATCACGCGCCTTAGGTGGCGTAGCCTCATCGAAGTTACTGATTAGGCCAACGTCACCGGACTGCAGCGGCACCCTTAAGCGTAAAGCTTCAGGAATGTCATGTACAATCCGTATCCAACAGCGCCGAAGCTCGTCATCGCAAGCAAGATTATTGCAAAAGCGATGAGCAAGCAACCGGACACCATTAGCCAGTTTGTAAAGGCTTTTGACATCACGACAGTTTTCCTTTAGGAAAAGAGGTTTACAAGAGATCCCGTTGTAATAGTAGGAACCGCAGGACTCCCGGAAGGGAGTCGTAGCATAGGACTTTTTGGTATTAACCGTAAAGCCCAAATCACTACTAAAATCAACGAATAGGTTAAACGCTTCAACGGGGATAAGAACATCATCCCCATAGACAGAGATTTCGCTCTGACTGATACCGAGGAAATCACAGCAAGCACAAGCCACTGCATAAAAAATCAGCGACTCGAGCTCAAATGTGAATCCGTTTCCCATTGAACTGAATTTCTCCAGTCTGATGGAACGGTCATCATAAAGCGTGTACTTACTACGAAAAGCATTCAGAATTTGATACCATCGTCGCGGAAGCAACATCTCCACGAGTTTTGATGATATCGTATCTGAAGCGGAAGAGAAATCGACGGTCGCCATCGCACCAGTTTTACTGGCGCGGTAAGCGGCTTTCTGGTTCCTCCCTTGATCGTTAAGATCAATTCCGTAGCGTCCCAAACGTGTCCTAATCGAATGACCGGCGCTGAGCTGAAACCATAAATTTATGGCAGGCTCAACGGCGATAACTCGATCAGTTTTCGCGTTTTTCGGGACAGTGAGTAAGCGGTTCCCAGCTACAACCTCGAAAGGTTTCTCGCCGTAAAGCGAGGTGGTGTAACTCGACCACGTAGGGTAAGCCGAATAAAAACTCGGGCAAACCAAGGGAACTAAATCTTGCGTTATTCCGCTTTTAACGCGGAACTTATTGGCAGCCGATAGATCTTTCCCCCGAAGGTGAAAGGTACTACCGGGACCCCAACGACCGTTTTCGAATATTTCTTCAGCGCCTGGACCATCGCCGATTATCCTATAAATTTTACAAACGGTTGCGTTAAGCAACCATTCGCCCTTGCTCTGAGTTTTGAGCCAGGGGTTATGGGACATAAGACGAAGGTTGGTCTCCTTACACTGCGCCTCTGCTGCGAAGAACTTCTCGAGGGCTACTTCTTTTCGATCGATGTTTAGTCGAAGGAAAGATGCCTTTGAAAGAAATTCGGTTGCAACAAAGTCACTGCGGAAGGCACTTGCCTCGATGTAATTCTGAGGATCACACTTCAAGTCGACAAGCTGCTGGTGTTCTCCGTTACTATAGAGAAGCCAACAACTTAAAGATCTTGGAGTATCAAGTGAACTGAAAAATGTTTCGATATAGTCATCTTGCGATAACCTAGGAACGCGATAGCGACGAGCTAGATTAACTAGTTTCTTCGCTTGTATACGAGACTGCTTAGCATGTGTCATATAAACTTTCTGGGAGGTTATCTCCCGTACATGGTAGTTATTGGATATCCGCCTTAATGGTCTTCGTTAGAACAGCCCGAACTAGGGCGTTCCAACGATCATCGGGACCAGATGAATCAGTCCCGATAAGATCACTTCCGACGGAGAACTTCACTCGAACATTTGGGCGTCTGATCAAATCAAGACGCTTACGTGAAGAGTTATAAAGGGTAAACATCGCCACATCGACGACATCTCTATCCCCTCTAAACTGACAAATAACTTCTAATTGCTTGACGCGAGTCAAACGACTAGTTGTTATAGGCAGGTAGTTCGTAGGGATACTAAGGAATTTGAACTCCTGACGTATCACTGCGATATTGCTAAACCAGGCTTTAGGGCCTGCGAAGAGCTCAACAGCCGCTGGAATGTGTCTAACGACACACTGGCGATTGTTGTCCGGGTTATAAAGAATAATCGAAAAATGCGACAATGTTTACTCCTTTCCAAAAAAGAACTTAAGCAACCACTTAAACCAGGTTGGTAACTCGTCCCTAAAGAAATTAAGGATGAGGTCGACCCAGTCATGGAGGTTCACTTAAGTCACCATGTTAAGATCCCGCAGGACACCCTGGACGAGCGTGTTGCTCAGAAGATTTCGTGAGAAAGCTTCTGCATCGCGACGATTCGCCAAAGTGCTACGCTGTGGGATCATGAAAGTCATGTCCGAGACCGTTGTATACGCCTTCGACGGAGCTGGCTGAATACCAGTACCAGTCGTCGGTGACGTAATATCCGGTGTCGGAATGAACACACGCACGTTAGCCTTGTACATCGGCTCTTTTTGACCCCGTGAAGGGTTCTTCAAAGAGATGCTGATCATGCGGCGAAGCAGAGGATTTGTTTCCACGAGATCGTGGAACCAATACACTCCATTCGCATCACGAAAAACAGGCGTGAAGGTTACTGCTACGGGTGTTACTTGGCCATCATTGATGACCATATTAACGGCTGTTGCCATTGAGATTACCTCTTAAAGGATTGACGAAGAAGAGCAATAGCATTCGCTACGTGGTTAAACGAAAAAGGGTTCTTGAAAGACGGAAGTGACTGAACAGGGAAAGACGTGAGTCTTGTCCTAGCGATGTCATAATACGTCTGGGAACCCTTCATGTCGACCTTGTAGAAGAACGCGTTGCTCGGGTGTTGTGATACAGTCGTAGAGCATGTCGTCACTGTGTGAACGACTTTGCACCCTTTTGTAAAAGAAAGTCCGGCCGTTGCATCGAGGTTTTCAAGGTAATTCCCAATCGGGATAAACCAATCAACCACGAAGCTATAAGGTAGGACCTCCCATGCTAAGAGTGCAGGGTTGGATATTCCCATCTGCGACAGTGTTTGGACAACGGGATTACTGTTCGAACGGAAGACAATGTACTTAATCTTCGTTCTGGTAACCCGCCTATGCAGCCTTGAAAACGTCCCAGCGCTACTCGTATGAGTATCGCGAAAGAAATCCTCAAGACTTTGCGAAGCCGAACCAACGCATCGTACCTCACTTTTACGGTAAGGTATATTTGCGAGGAGTTCGGCCGAGCCATAGATGTCCGACAGTAACGGTAACCAACCGTACTGAAGCTCAAGCCACTGATTGGAGAACGGAGTTTTACTCGGTCCTCTATCTCGTCCGAGAGATCTTCTTAGTTCTTTGTTGGGTTTCAAACCAACGTAGTTGTAATTAGATCCAAGGGCGCCTAGCGATCCTTTCAAGTCACCACGTTTTAAGCGGTGAGCAGAAAAGGCGAGTCTGGTAGCTGTATTAGCTATCATATTCGCAGTCATCCGTCTCTCAGCGAAAACTTGAGCGAGGTTTACCTTCATATCTTTTAGATCTGAAAGTACCCTCGAACGAGCCTTCTCGTCGATAGCGGTAGCGATGCTAGGTGTGACAAAGAGAAGCGGAAAAGGTCCGCATATGTTATCGCTATCATATGCGTTGACATAGTCGAATCTGGGAAGACCTCTGTTACCAGTGGTTGCATAACTAAAGCTCCCCTTAAACTGACTCGTTCGTGACCCTGTCACACTGAAAGGTTGCATAGGTAAGTCGGGGTACTTCTTCCGCCTTAGTTCGAAAAACCCGGGGGTATTCTCCCAGGTTTTGTTCTGAACCACGCTCTGAGATACGCCACCGGTGAATGTTGATTCGAGAGAAGATCTCCCGGTCGAGTTCACAAAGTAGCGCAGCATTGGAATCGTGGGGTAAGAACGGTTAATATTTCGAACTGGCATGGAAGCCCCCTTGTCTATGGTCCTGTAAAGCCGCCTAGAGTGTATCACACTCTCTAGGTGGCACTAAGAATCCTCCTCGCAAAAACTACACGGGAAAGTATTCAGAGCAGCATTCACGGAGCGCCTCGATAAACTCGAGGAACTCTGGCAACAAGTCTTCATACGATGGATGAACGGTATTCGTAAGTTTGTCATAGAGGTAACCGAGGTCACTTCCATGACGAAACGTACTACCGTCCAACCTAGTCTGAAGCCTTGTTTCATGTTTGCTAATCCGAAGTACTAAGCTTTTAAGGGCTCGATTCTTCTTTAATGCACTGGCGAAATCAATGAGGTTTCCCTCAGAGATATCGACTATGCGCTCTCGATATTTTGTTGCAGCTGGAAATGTCGTCTCGCGACGATTAACTTCCAGGGTGTAACGAGTACCAACAGCGAAAAACATTGAATAAGAAAACGATTTCATAAAAGCTCCTTGTAGTGGATGTGGAGA